CACCCGCTGGCGTGAGCAGTGGGGCGGCGACGAGGTTTATATCGCCCGCCGCGCGCATATCCGCCGGCATGCCCAGATCATGGACATGATTGAATCGGGGCTGACGACCGCGCAGATATCCGAACGGCTTGGCATGACCCGGCAAGCCATCCACAAGGTTCGGCAGAAGCGTTCCAGCTTCGTCAACTGAATCCCTCTAAAGCGGTTGACGTGGCGCGCGTAAAAAGCGCGTCATGGCGTATACCCAAGACCAACTCACCGCGATTGAATCGGCGATTGCCTCCGGCACGCTGACCGTCCGCATGGCTGATCGTCTGGTGACCTATCAGTCGCTGGCTGACCTGATCCGCTTGCGTGATCTGATGCGTGGCGAACTGGGTATCGCACCGCCGACCGCTTCTCGTGGCCGTTCATGGTCACCGTCCGTGGGTCACGGCCTATGAGTGCCGTTCTCGACATGGCGGAATGGCTGACCAACAAGGTCGCGCCGACTCGCCCGCCTGAATCCCGCCGCTACGACGCCGCCTCCAAGACTGCCCGCATGTCGGGATGGATGACGCCATCCACCGACGCTAACAGCGCCATCAACAACCCGATCACGATTCGCAATCGCGCGCGGGATCTGGTCCGCAATAATTCGTGGGCCGCAAAGGGCGTCAACGTCATCGTCAACAACTCGGTGGGCTACGGTATCCGTGCCCAGCTGAAGGCCGGTAGCCAACTCCGCACCCGTCAGGCGCAAGCCTTGTGGCAGCAACACATGGAAACCAGCGCCATCGACGCCGATGGCATGCTTGACTTCTACGGACTGCAAGCCCTGGCCATGCGCTGCCTGGTGGAATCCGGCGAAGTGCTGGTTCGGATGCGCCCGCGCCGGGTTGAAGACAACTTGCCGCTGCCGTTTCAGATTCAGATCCTCGAACCGGACATGCTGGCAGATGACGACACCATCGGTGTCATTCCTGGCAACTCTATCCACAACGGCATCGAGTTCGACAGCCTCGGTCGTCGTGTCGCCTATCACCTGTACCGCCGTCATCCAGGCGATATCTCGGGCAACTCGCTGCGCTGGCTGGCAGAAACCACCCGCGTTCCCGCGTCAGAAATCATTCACCTCTACCGCAAGGACAGACCCGGCCAAGACCGTGGCGTCAGCTGGTTTGCTCCGGTGATTCGCACCCTCTACGACCTCGGACTCTACGACGATGGCACGCTCAAGCGGGTGCAACTGTCCGCGCTGTTTGCCGGATTCATCACCAGCGATGACCCGCAAGCCTTCGGCGATGAACTCGATGACGAATTGCCCGACTTGCAGCCCGGCACGATGTACATGCTGAAGCCAGGGCAGGGCATCCAATTCAACAGCCCGCCACCGGCCAACGACGATCCTGCTTTCCGTGAGTGGGTGTTGCGTTCTGTCGCGTCCGGCCTCGGCATCACTTACGAAGCACTGACCGGCAACCTGTCCACCGTCAATTTCAGTTCCGCGCGCATGGGTCATCACGACATGGGCCGGAATATCGACGCCTGGCAATGGAACTTGTTTATCCCGGTGTTCTGTGGCGGCGTCTTTGACTGGTTCAAGCAAATGCTGACCGCCACCGGCTTCAACGCGGCGGATTTGTCCGTCGAGTGGACGCCACCGGCCCGCACCGTCGTTGACCCGGCAAAAGAGTGGAAAGCACTTCAGACCGCCGTGCGTTCCGGCTTTATCAGCTTGCCGGAAGCCATCCGCGCGCAAGGCTACGACCCCGATTCCGTACTGACTGAACAGGCCGAATACCTGGCCAAGCTGGATGCGGCTGGCGTGAAAGTCGAATCCGACTACCGCAACGATATTCCCAAACCTGTGGCCATGCCCGCAGACAGCGAGGAGCCAGAAGATGCCAACCCGTAAGCAGCCGCAAGGCCTGCAATTCCGTGAACTCAAGTTCGACATCAAGCCTGATGTGGAATCCCGCACCTTCACCATTCCGGTCAGCAGCGAAGCCCCGGTAGATCGCTGGTGGGGTACAGAGATCCTCGATCACACCGATACCGCCATCAACATGGACCGGTTACGCGATGGTGCGCCCGTGCTACTCGATCACGACCCGACCAAACAGATCGGCGTCGTGGAAGGCGCGCGCGTCAACCAGCAACGCCTGGAAGCGACCATCCGGTTCAGCCGGTCGGCCCTCGGTGAAGAAGTGATGCAAGACGTGATCGACGGCATTCGCAAGAACGTCAGCATCGGTTATCGCATCGACGACTTAATGGAAGTCAGCAAAGACACCTACCGGGCAACGCGCTGGTCACCGCTCGAAGTGACCGTCACCAGCGTCCCGGCAGATAACAGCGTCGGCTTTGGACGTTCCGAAGAAGACACCGAATTTAACCCTCTCGATTTACTAACCCAAAGGAGCGCGGCTATGTCCGATCCCATTGAAGAAATCCCGGTGGAAGAGACATCGCCGGTATCCGAAGAACTGCAAGAAACCCCTGTCGACGTGGAAGAGATTCGCGCACAGGTGCTGAAGGCAGAACGCAGCCGCGTTAGCGGTATCCGCGAAGCAGTCCGCATGGCCAGACTCGGCGATAGCGTGGCTGACAAGCTCATCAATTCAGACGTGTCTCTTGAAGAGGCGCGAGGCGAGGTCATGCGTATGTGGAGCAAATCCGTTGATGAAAAATCAGCCCCGGTTCATATCGAATCCGGCCTGACGTCCGAAGACAAATTCCGCGCGGGTGCCGTCGCTGCACTGGCTCACCGGGCTGGTTTTGAAAAGGACGACCCCGCGAATGAGTTCCGCGGCAAAAGCCTGCATGAACTCGGCGCTCGCGCACTGGAAATGAAGGGCCACAAGGTATCCGGCATGACCCGCAGCGAAATCGCCGGGATGCTGCTTCGCGGCCATTCCACTTCCGATTTCCCGCTGTTGCTGGCGGATGTGGCCAATAAGTCTTTGCAGAACGCCTATGGCGTCTATCCGCAGATTTGGAACCGCATTGCCTCGGTTGGCAGCGTGTCCGACTTCAAGACCATCAACATGATTCGCATGGGCAGCTTCTCCAGCTTGTCCACCATCGTGGAAGGTGCCGAGTACACCCAGGGCACCTTCAGCGAAGAGCGCGAACAGTTGACAGCAGTCACCAAGGGCAAGTTCATCCAGATGACTCGCCAGATGATTATCAACGACGACCTGTCCGGCTTCGCCCGCATGGCGTCCATGTTGGGCCGTGCTGCTGCTCGCACCGTCAATTCAGACGTGCTGGGTGTCATCAACACCAACGCCGCATTGAGCGACGGTGATGCACTGTTCCACGCCAACCACAGCAACCTCCAGGGATCTGGTGGTGCCATCTCCGTATCCACTCTGGGCGCTGCTCGCACCGCGATGCGGATGCAGAAAGACCCCAGCGGGCTGGATTACATCGACGTACAGCCGCGCTTCCTGCTGGTCCCGGTCGGCAAGGAAGATCACGCCCGCACCGTCATCGAGTCGGCTTACAACACCGACACTACCGGCCAGCTGAAGAAAAACATCATCAGCGGATGGTCGCCTCTCGAAGTCCTGTCCGATCCGATCATGGACGCAGCCAGCACCACCGCCTGGTACTTGATCGCTGATCCGATGGATGCACCGCTTCTGGAAGTTCGCTTCCTCGACGGTCAGCAGACGCCTTACGTCGCCAGCGAAGAAGAGTTCCTGACGGATGCCGTCCGCTGGAAAGTTCGCCTTGACTACGGTGTTGCCGCGAATGACTTCCGCGGCGGCTACAAGAACGTTGGAGCCTAAGCCATGGCCGATAACCTCGTCTATGAGGGCGAGGTGATTCCGGTTGTGGAATCCGCCCTCACGCATCCGACCCACGCGGACGGGCTGGTCGACAGCGGCGATCTTGTCGCTAGCGGCCAACTCACCGGCGTGGCCCTCAATTCAGCCAGTGCCAACACCACCACCATTGAGGTGGCGGTGGAAGGCGTCTGGAGCTTGCCCGCGACCGGCGCAACCGCCACGGCAGATTCGGCCATTGCGGTCGGTGATCTGCTGTACATGGCCGATGCTGATGTGAAAGCCACCGCCACGATCACCAGTGATGCCACCGCCCCCAGCGATGGTGACGAAGTGACGATTGGTGACGTGACTTACACCTTTGTCGACGCGCTGACTACTGACCCGGCGGCTGTGCCTTACGAGGTGCTGATCGGTGTCTCGGCAGCGGTAGCCCTCGATAACCTCAAGTCAGCTATCAACGGGACGGCAGGTGCTGGCAGCACTTACGGCACTGGCACTGTGGCGCATCCACTGGTCGAGGCCACCACCAACCAGAACACGACCCAAGTCATCCAGGCGCTGACCGCCGGAAGCGATGCCAATGACATTGCGACCACGGAAACCAGCGAACACCTGTCATGGGGCGCGGCGACGATGGCGGGCGGCATGTCGATTGGTGATTGCTGCAAAAACGCCAGCAAAACCCGCGTCGGCACTGCACTCGGCACCGTCAACGCCGGGGCCACAGCCACCATCCACGTCAAACTCAAGTAGGTAATCGACATGGCGAAAAATTATGTACAGAAGGGCGACGTGCTGACACTGGCCGCGCCGTATGCCCGCAACTCGGGCCAAGCAGGACTGGTCGGCACCGGCCTGTTTGGTGTGGCCGTGACCGACCTTGCCAATGGCGAATCCGGCGCGTTTGCAATGGATGGCGTCTGGACGCT